TGCCGGGGCTTGGTAGACTCGCCGCTACTGAGCCCCAACTGAGAGACCCTGAAGGTCTCTCAGCATCAGAAAGTCATGCCGGTTGCGTCGAGGCGCTTCGCCTGGTCTTCTGCTGTAAGCTTCGCGAAATCTTCCAGTGACCCAAGACCCTGCTCTAAACGGTGCATGCCTGTAGCTCCTGCACCTATATCAGCAGCACTCCTAGCCCGCTCTAGCTGCCTATCATTTCTGGACTTCTCCGTCTCACGGAACTTCACAGGATCAGTACGGTAATCCCGCCCAATAATGTAGTCAGCAATCACCTGCCTGGCCATGGGCCTGCCATTCTGAATAGCCTCATGGAACAGCTTCTCTATTTCATCCTGAACCTCGAAAGCATCAGGATTCCTCCCGTAGAACTGCGTATAGTCTTCGCTCGCTCTCGCTCGTAGGTCTATCGCCTGAAGCTGCGGCTGCACCACAGGATTGATGATCCTCGCCACTTCTGCCTGCTGTGCAGCCACAGGGTCTTGCGGCTGCACAGAGGAAGGAGGAGCATACTGCCTGCGAAAGTCTGCTTCAAGCTGGCCAAAGCGCTGCGCTACCATGTCGTTGATGTACTGATTTACCTGATCCGCTGTTACTTCACCAGTCTCTTCAGCCATTCTTTATCCCACCCTCCACATATTCACCGTCAGTACACCTACCAAGTTCGTCAGGGTCCCAGTCATCAAATAGCCAAGAGAGTCACCCCTGGTCATCAGTGTTGGTGGTGCTATAAGTGTGCCAAAGCGTACTACTGGTGCAACAATGGTCAAGTCCAGTGCAGCCGCAAGCTGCACTGTGCCAGAGGCCACTGCAACAGACTGCGGACAGACCACCACCTGTGCTGTCGCCCCAGCACTCCCTGCAACCGTATGACTCTCTGAAACCGTACCAACCCGCCATATACCTTCATGAACAGTCCATATAAAACCGTTCACGGCCATAGCTGCTAGCAGTGACACTGTGACTGATTCCACACCATCAATCACCCTAGCACCAAAATCCTTCGCTCCTACAGATGGGTCAACATCCCACAGGACACTCCCCCTAGCATCAACCATCGTGAGCGCTCGCTCTATTGGCATGTGCCCCCCCCTCGCACGTTAAGGACGTCCAGGCCCAGATGCAGGGCCTGGTATACGGACACTTGGCCCCCCTGGTGCACCAGCACCATTGCGCCCTGGACCAGGACCACCAGGACCACCAGGACCTGGCATCCCAGGTGCCATGCCAGGTCCTGGTCCAGGTGCACCAGGACCACCAGGACCTCCAGGTGCAGAAGCCCCCATGGGCATAGACGGTTGCGGTGGTGCATCAATAATGACGCGGTTAAGTCCGCGTTCTCCAAGACCATAGCGCCAAACCATTGGAATCAGCTCCGCCCAATTAATCAACTTCCCCTGTCGCATGAGGTTCTGCTCAGCCTGCATCGCAAGACTAATGAACGTCATCAGACGCTGTGCCCGGTCATTTTCATCCTGAAACTGAAGACTTCCCACCCATTCAAATTCATAATCGCCAAGAATGTCTTCTTGGCGTAGGACTGCGGAAGGCCCTGCTATCCCATCGTAGAAGGCTTTCCCACCAGGAATCAGCATGCGCTGACTTTGTGGTATGAACAAGGCGCTCACCCTGTATACATCAGCTAAGCCAGGGGTAAGAATCTCCTGTTCCAGCACCTCTGCGACATCCTGGATATCAGCCATCCCTAAGTTAATCAAATCATGCACCGCAAAGCCAGCCCTGGGCATATTCCGCCCAGGTTGGCCTTCAGCAATACTACCACTACCACCCATACTCTGGATCATTGCCGTGACTATCTGGAAGGTCCTAAGGATATTCCCCGATGTATTAGGCGGTTCCACAAACATCATGTTTTCTCTTGGATCACCATCCACATCGAGGATATTCCTATTTCCCAGGCGCCAGTGGTCCCGCCTATTCCCAGTACCATTTAAGAGAAAACCCTGTTCGTAGTTCGTGGCACTGATCAACTGGTTAAACAAATCCCGCTGGATATTATCCAACTCACGTATGTCACTGTATTGCTCATTGGTGTATGTCTCCCCAGGAAGCGGCCTGGCAATAGCCATCCTGTACAGCGGTGCGTCATACGCACTCCTGAAGAAACCCACCAACCTGGCCGTTGGTGGCGTAGCGAAGTTCCAGGCGATATACACTTGATACAGCACAGACTCACGCCTTATCCACATTTCCGTCATAGAGACAAAGCCGGTAGTGGTCTGCTGGAGTTCACGTGATACACGATCTTTCTCTATGGAGATATCAGCCATATTAGTCGGGTGCGTAATGCCCTGGTACGCTAGACGTTCTGTCAGGTGATAGGGCCAGTCGGGCGTACTAAAGTCCGCCCTGCTATAATCATCAACAAGACCTTTAGCAACGAAGGTCTTATATCTCTCATAACTAAACAAGAAGTCCTCAAAGAGGACTTCTGCCTCTTCAGCAATAGGACAGGTTTCAGGAAACATGTAGAAGCTGAAGGGATCACAAGCCCTCTGATACGGCCAGACGTTTGTACCCTGAAACTGCACAGAGGTCTTCTGCACAGCCATACCGTACATGAGCATGCACCTGGAAAGCTGGCTAATATTACTGCGTGTCTTGATCTTCTTCTTGGTGACGTAAGACATGAAGTTATCCGTGTTGGAGAGGCGCTCCTGACTGATATCTTCACGCATGGGAAAGAGTTCATGCCACTTCACAGAGGGTGTTAAGAGTTTCGTAATACGGACGGCTGTTCGTTCAGACGTTCGACGGGCAGCAGGTATGTCGTACAGGTGGGGGTCTGTCGGAGAAGGAAAATAGCGGCCTTCATAGTGCGTATTCATCCACGACGCCCTGTTCTGAAGCCACTTCAACTCCACCGTCTTGCGCCGCTCACGAATGCCTACACACTGCTCGGTCAGTGCCTTGCGTAGTGATTGTTTCAGCTCTGACTCTTGCTCTGGCATGGGCAGATACACCTCTGGCGTCTAGGGAAAGAGAGACACTACCAGATGGTACAGTAGAGCCAGACTTAATTCAAGAGCTTTTGTGCGAAATCAGCATCTGACTCCTCCAGGAAGGCTAAGGGACCACTAAAGCGGTCACGAGAACGCCTAAGCGTCACACCACCACGGCCACGGCCAGTCCCTGCATCAATACCCCATTTCCCATAATTCTCATCACCATAGCGCCAGGCACAGGCGACATCAGCAAAGAGGCGATCTTCCGCTGGTTTGTCGGAGTGGCCAGGCTGATTCCGTGGTTTAGGATAGTAATAGCCACCCTCTAGAGCACCAATAAGCGTCTTGCACCTGGGGCTTATCAACACAAACTCTAGACCACATGGGCAGGGCTTTGCGGGCTCTAAGCGCCCCCTCATGTACTGAAGCGAGGGCGCTAGGTTCAAGAATCTCCACTTAAACTGCATGTGGAACTCCTGGATAAGAATCTTCATGTCCGACCTACCATCTTTATTACTGCTGGAATTGCGATAACCCGCCCGGTCACCACAGTGACGCACAAGGTGCGCACTGCTATAGAAAGCCGCCATGTGCTTGTCATGCGCTTTCTTCAGGACATACACCGTACAGTTGAACTGATCCGCTACCTCACTGAGCGTGAAGTAGTGATGATTCCCCGCCTTGCACCTATACAGATTGCTGTATACGATAGCAGGATGCTGCTCACCAAAGTCCCAGGCGGTAATAAGCGGCAGTTCCTCGTTAAACTTTAGTGGGGCAACATGACGCTTATGATCGAACTGGGGATACACAGGTACGCCCTTATAAGCCGGTATTGACTCACCAAAGATCACCCTCCGTACAACAGCTTCTGGACGACCCATCCTTCGCTGTACAGCTATAAGACCCCTACCATATCCTTCTCCAGTGAAGGGGTTATCCCCAGTAGTGCCTTGAAGCCACTCAACACTATCATCGCCTATCCTATGCATTCCTGGTTTATCGCCAAATAGCTTATGTAACCAATGCCCGTAGGGTGGGGGATTACTCGCTACCATTCCATGAAGGCTACCGTGCTCTCGCTCGGTAGCGTTATATGTGCGGGGATCGAAGTGGATGTGGGGTAGCCTGAGCCTACTTAGTAGACCTGCCGTAGTTCCTTCCTGATTACCGATAAAGAACTCTTCAAGGCATTCCATACCATCATCCACCAGGAACCACCCATGACTTGCTCCTAGCGCTTGATGCATATTCTTACTGTGTATCGCCTGTATCTCTGATCCATTGTGCAGGGTGATCTGGGTATAATCTCCAAACTGCTTCTTCGAGTACTCTGGTTCAGGAATAATGTCCTTATCCACCAGGCGCTGTAAGACACCCTTTACCTCTCTCCAAGTACTATCATAGAGCTGCGCAAAGTGATACCTGGATACTACCCCGCGATTGCGGGGTATAGTAAGAGAGAGCCAGACAGCTTTCACAGCGAACGCTGTCGTTTTTCCCCCACCAACACCACCCTGCATGTATAGGTACTTCGCTGTACTATCCAGAATAGGCTGCTGATTAGGCAGAATATGCTGGTGTGGTTGATTACCCTTCTCTGGGCAATCAGGAAGACAGCAGTCAGGAAACATGTCGATAATGTCACAGTACATACGCTACTGCACTCCTGAGCGTCGCCTCACGGCCTGAGGAGCAGCTCCTCCCCCAGCTAGAAAGGCTATCTCCGAGGTGGTAAGCACCCTGGTAAAGACACGGAAGTCATCAAGTTTACCCACCCAGTAGAAGAAGCCGCTTCCTGCAAGATTACCACGGCCAATCTCAAGTCCCGTCTGTGCAGCCGGTGCAGTCCCTGCAGTACTATCAGTGTTCGCTAGCGTTCCGTTGATATAGATAGAGCGGTTTGCTGCTCCACTAGAGGTCACAGCAATGTGCACCCACTGATTCAGGACAGTACCAATACTAGTGGTGACAGTAGGTGTTGGCCCTGTACTATAAATCCACGTCATGGTGTTTCCTGATTGTATATAGCTCACGATATTCTGCGCCGCAGCACCACGGCCAATATCGAATATTCCCCTTGTCGCAGCAGGAGCAGCAAAATTCGCCCAGAAAGAGACTGTCACTGGGCTCGATGCAGGCCAAGCAGCAGTCGTATTATCTACCCAC